AAGCGAAAGACCCGAATATAAAAAAATTACTCGATGAAGTGGATTCCGACGGAAAAACGCCGAATATGGGATTCGGAATTCTAAAGCCTTCCGCGTGGGGAAAAGTCAAGGCGGCGAAATTGGTAGTGCTTAGAAAAATGAAGGAAGGGGAGAAAGCGTCGGCGGAGAACCAGCGGGATCCGGACGATGAGTATAAATGGCAATTCATACGCGCTTATACGGATTACCATTGCCAAAAGGAGAGGGCGGCAGCCGAGAGGGCGCAAGAGTTGGCCAATGCGGCGGAAGAAGAAGTCGAAGAGGAAGCCCTGAAGATTTGGGAAAAGAATAAAGCCGCGATCATTGCGGAGTACAAAAAGAAAGAGGGGAAAAAATAATGAAGAAAACCAAAGAGGAAAAGCCCGCGTTCAAAATGAATCTGGAAGTCATTTTGACCGAGGCGGAATTAAAGGGATGCGCGAAGGCGCTCGCGGAGGCGTTGAACGGTCAAGCGCGGATCGAAGCGGAACTGGCCGCCTTCAAAGCGCAGAAGAAATCCGAGCAGACGTTATTGGATAGCGCGATCCAACGGAATACGCTTCTACTGAACACGGGAAAGGAATTTCGCATGATCGAATGCGAATGGGATTATCTCTGGAAAGAGGGCATCAAAAAGGGCCATCGGAAAGATACCGGAGAGCTGGTGTCAAAGGACACGATTACGGAAGAGGAGCGGCAATTGGATTTTGCCCCTAAAGAGGGAAAGAAAAAGGAGATCATCCCATGATCGGTTTATCGCAAAGTACGTTGGGGAATTTTTCGGAGTGTGCGCGCTGCTTCTGGCTCGCGAAGGTAAAAAAGGTCGAAAGACCTCGCGGGATCTTTCCTTCCTTGCCCAAGGGAATGGATCGCGTGATGAAAGAGGCGACGGAGCGCGAATTAGCGGCGGGGATGCCCATTCATTATTTGGAAGGGATCCCGGATCAGCCGCATCCCGATCGAAAGATGGTGAACACGTATCGCAAATGGCAAACGTTCCAATCCGTGATCCAGGTAGGCGGCCGCGAGATTAAACTGTGGGGCGAATTGGACGAGCTCCTGATCGATGGCGCGGGGAAGGTCTCCCCCTACGATTACAAGTCAAAAGGCGATGCGCCGGCGGCGGGGTATACGGAAAAATATTATCAGTCCCAGGCCGACGTGTACGATCTTCTGTTGTTCGGAAAGCACAAGACGACGGGGTTTGCCTATTTCACCTATACGTGGCCGGTGGAAGTGCAGAAGGGCGTGATCCGGTTTGATTATGAAACGGTGCAGGTGCAGACGAATCGGGATCGCGCGGCGAAGTTGGCGTATGACGCGGCGGAATGTCTGGACGCGCCGATGCCGGAGCCTTCGATGACGTGCGAAATGTGCCATTACATTATTAAGCGCATGGAGCATGGGGCGTGAGTTGGATGGAAAAGACCCCGGTGATCATCGGGGGCTACCCATCGCGGTGTTTTCAGCGGACGGTCGAGGATGGGCACTTAACCGTCTTTGTCGGGAAGGAACCTTTGGGGCCGGGCGGAATGATGCGGTGGCACATGAGTATCAGCCATCGGTCCAGTTTCTTGGTAATGACGAACGGATCCCCGCTGCCGGGGCGTATCCCTTCGTGGGACGAGATCAAAGAGGCGCGGTATCGGTTTTGTCCGGACGAAACGTACATGTCCATTATTCTGCCGCCGAAGGCGGAATACGTGAACGTGCATCCGACGACGATGCATCTGCACGAGATCGACAAAAATGCGTAGCAAAAGGAGCCAGTCATGAAATGGATCGAGGGGTTTTTCGCGGTGATCGGGGTTCTGTCCGTTGTGGGCGGATTGGCCATGTGGGCGTTGTGTTATGCGTTTGGACTGGAAGCCGACGTACCGAACGAACCATAGAGGGGGAAACGATGAAATTCACATACGATGACGTGACCGACAAGCACACGATCGATACCGGGGATGGGTTCCCCGATGAAGTCAAAGAGGACTTCTTTTACAAACTGATGACCAAGCGCAAAAAGGAATTGGATCGGGGGCGGGTGGAAATGGCCGTCAGTCTATGAGCCTGTGGAACGCGTATGGAATTCCTGATCCTGTAGAGGAACACCCTTTCGCGAAAGAGATCGGGCGTAAGTTCCGTTTCGATTATGCGTGGGTGGGTCCTAAGATTGCCGTGGAAAAAGAAGGCGGCATCTGGGCCCGAACGCGAGGAGGACATACGCATCCGATGCACATTCTTCGGGATATGGAAAAAGGAAATATCGCGGCGCTTTTGGGATGGCGCGTGTTTCGATTCACGCCCGAACAAATCAACAAAGGAGCGGCGATGACGTTCATCGCGCCGTTGTTTCATGCCTGAAGGCGCGTGGTATCTGTGGGTGTGTTGGACGTGTCCGCGGCTGCGGCGGTGGGCGGTGATGACGACCGACGAATGGCTGCAGCACGTGAACGATCACGTCGCACAATTAAGTCAGTGAAAAATAATTTGGCCCCTGCGGGTTCCTTGTCTTCTATCGCTGTTAAAGGGATTGATCCTGACGATCGCAGGCCAGGGGCCACGCTTTCACCTCGCGCCGGGGAACTAAAACGCTGCATTAATACACGGCGCGAGGATTATTTGAGGAGGCCGAAATGATGAATAATGGAAATCAATCGTGGAAAGTGGGGCCATCATGGCGCACAAAGTAGAAATGATTGTGTTCGTCGTGTGGCTGTTTTTCATAGCCGGGTTTCTCATCGGGAAATTGATACTGAGTTTCTTCATTGAGCGATAAACACTCCCATCGCGATCGGTTGGCCGGCGTGAAGAATTATTTTGGGGATCCGGAAAAGACCAAGGAGCACAACGAGAAGATGCGGAAGCGCCTGAGCGAGCCGGCGCGGCCGTTATTTGATCGGGTGTGCGTGAAGTGCGGCGCGCCGTTGCACTTCGCCAAGACGCATGAGGGCAAGACGATTCCCCTGGACTTGCGGCCGCACATTTATTGTATTGTCTACGATAGGACGGCGCCGGGGACGCCTTCTACGGTGGTGCGGACGGATTTGTGCTACGTGAGCCATTTCTTTACGTGCCCCTTCGCCAGCGACTTCAGCGGCAAGAACAGGGAGAAGCCGGAGGATGGAGAATAACGCGTTATTGTTCCATGCGGTGTTAGGGTTCGCCCTGGGATGTCTGGTGACGTTGTGGGTCTTAAGCAGCCATGATCGCGTGAAGTGCCAATGGTGCGGCCACCGCCACCCCAAGCGCCATCCGAAGATGAACACCGAAGAATTTCTCAGGTTATACTGCGGGGGATGGAAAGCCCTCAATAAACAACAGGAGGCGGAACATGCAAAGCTCAAAAGAAACTACATCGCGATCGATCCGGCGGTTCCTGGGAGCGATCATACGTACGTCAGCGGTGTTCGTGGTCAGTTGGACCACCGGAAGCCAGATGGCCAAGATCCCCTGCGAAGGGAAAGAAGCGCCTGACGTGATCTGTGCCCACGCGGTAGAGGTGCGGAGCGAGAAAGCATTTAAGACCCATGACGCGGCCGCGGAGTTCATGGACGCGATGAATAGCGTCAAGGCGGCCAATGTGAGGATGGAGGACCGGAAAGGAAAGTAGTTGTTTAATCGGGAAGCCAGAGACCCTAAACGAAAGAAGCTAAAAAAAAAGCCGTGGCGGTTTGATCGGCTTCGTAGCCATATTGTGACATCGCGGCTGGATCTAAGTCTGGATTTGGCCATTGAAGCGGAAAGGAGAAAACTCGATGCCCAAAGTCATCCGCGTGATCGAAAGCGAAGTCATTCGCGGGAAAGGCGTTCCCGGGGACGTGTGTCGGACGGTTATGCAGTATCATTCAACCAGTGGTATACTTCTAGCCGAAAAGGATGCGTGCATCCATCAAGAGTGCGACGCTGAAATGTCCCGCCTCAGTTACCAGTTGGAACAAACCCTTGCAAAAGCCAAGAAAAAAGAGTAAACCATTGGGGTAATGAAACCCTCAAAGAGTGCCCACGCCAAAAAGCTCTCCCGCGGCCGCCGCTCCAAATTCAATAAAGCCATTCAAGAAGCCATTTGCAACGCGATCCGTGGAGGATTAGGACAGGACGAAGCGGCGATCATCAATAATATCGATCGGCATACCCTACAGCGATGGAAGAAAAAAAACGCACCTTTTTGCGCCGCGTTAGAAAGAGCCTGGACGCAATTCGAGCAGGATCAGCTGACGATTATCCGTGAAGCCTCGGTGAATCGCTACAGCAATGATGGCCTCATCACGCGGCGCGGGTCGTGGCAGGCGGCGGCGTGGTTGGCGGAGCGGCGTTTGGGAGAAAAGTATGCCTTGAAGTGGCAAGGGTCTTTAAGCGGCCCTGGTGGAAAGCCTCTGATTCCGGAAGCCCCTGGCGTGGACACGAGCCGGTTCACGAAGGAGCAATTGGATAAGTTGATCGATGCGACGGCGATCGTACAGACGTTGGCGATCGAAGCGACGGTGGTAAAGAGTGAGCCCCATGCAACGAATGGAAATGGTAACGGGGCTCCTTAATGCCACACCCGAAGAGATCCTGGCCCTTAACGCCCAATTCCGAATTGCGCGGGCGCGGATTGCCGCGAAGGAAAAAGACGTACTCACGTGGGGTAAGTGTCTATTCCCTGAAAAATTCCCCCTCCCGTTTTGCTACCCGCTTCATCAGTACCTTGTTTACATCCGGCATGATCCCCTCACGTCCACCAAGGCCCCTCGCTACCATTCAAAGACCACTATCAAGGGTTTCCTCATTCCGATATTTCAGGCCTGCGAGGAACCGAAAGACTACTCGCATTATCTTCACGTCCAAGCGACAAACGCCAAGGCAAATGCAGTTAATCGCTCAATTCGGTACGAATTCGAGGAGAACCATGAACTACGGCAATTGTATGGCGACCTCATAGGAACGCGATGGACCGACGAACAATTTGTCTTGGCAAACGGCGTGTGCTTTACGGCAGTTGGCGCGGGCCAAAGTATCCGTGGCATCAATTGGAGGAACAAGCGGCCGGACTATCTGATGCCGGACGATCTGTACGACGAGGAGGACATCTACAACCCGGAGAGCACCGAGAAAAAGAACCAGTGGTTTTGGTCTACGTTGTACCCTGCCCGTGCGCAAGGCCAGCGGACCAGCATCCAAATTACGGGAACCGCCTCAAACGAGTTAGACTTGATGAATCGACTGGAGAAGTTATCACAGTGGAAGACCCGAACGTTCAAGGCGATCACGGACTGGGAGAACAAGACGGTGTTGTGGCCGGCGAAGAACAGCTTCGAGTCCCTGATGCAGGACATGGAGGGGATGACGAGCTCGATCTTCATGCGGGAAATGCAGAACGAGCCGAGGGACGATGCGAGCTCGATCATCAAGCAGGCGTGGATAAAACCCTATGATCCTGCCAATCTTTTTCCTGCTGGGACTTTCGAATATGGTGGTTGTGTGCTGGGTGTTGACCCTTCCATTGGCGAGAAGGAAGAAAACGACTTCACCGCGATTGCGCTCTTCTACGTGTACCGTTACACCGACGGACGCGGCTATCATTATTTCCTTGATCAGTTATGGAACGAGCATTGGACCCTTGACCAACGGATTAAAGAGTTGCAAGCTATACAGGACCGGCAACCGGACAATCGAAAGATTACCACCGCATTTATTGAGGGCATTGGAGGGTTCAAAGATTTTGTGGCAGAGGTCAAACGCCGTACCAACTTGCCCGTTCGTGAGATCGATAAAGTCAAAGACAAACTGGCGAATCTGGAAAGTCGTGCGTGGTTTTTTGAGACGGGACGGATCAAATACAACAAGAATATCGATCCAAAATTGGTGGAGAACTGGCGGTATCAGTTATGCACGAATCACCCGCGATACGACGATATGAGAGACGCGACGCTGCTACCTTTGGAAATGCCGAAGATCGAAGCGTTGGCGTATATGGATTGAGGACTTAAATGGGCGGAACGGTCATCAACTTCAAGCCTCACATGGCGAAGCAGGAGCTTAAGCTTCTGGAATTGCAGAACGCGGCGCTGCACAAGAATACGGATCTTCTTAAATTGGATCTGGAAAACGGGATGCAGTCGATCATGGCGGCGGCCGGCAGCCAGTATAATATCGCCAGTTTCAATCCTTTATTTCAGGCCAATATTGCCGCATCGATCAGCACCAACTTCACGTTCCTGAATTATTTCTACAAGACCCATGGCATCATTCAGACGGCGATCGAGCAACCTGTCTTGGACGCGTTAAGTTCGGGCGATCAGACGGGCGCGGGCGTGGATATCAAATCGCCTTTGATGGACGAATACGACCACGATGATTTGATGAATTTCCTTGAGGACGAGGACGTATGGGGCGTGGTGGGCGCGGCCGTGACGTGGGCGCGTTTGTTCGGGGGCGGCGCGATCATTGTGAATGACGGCGGGAAATTCGATGTGCCTTTGGAGCTCGATGCGCCGATCCGCTATTTGAAGTTGTATGCGGCGAGCCGGTGGGAGTTGGGAAGTCCGCATAAATTGACCAATCCGGAAGATGTGGTCGATCAGAATACGCCATGGGAAACGGGCGCGGCGAACCAAGAGTTTTACAATTATTACGGGAAGCGGCTGCACAAGTCGCGGGTCATTGCGATTCAAGGCAAGGAAGCCCCTTGGATGGTCCGGTGGCAATTGCAGGGATGGGGCATGAGCGAAGTGGAGCGTATGGTCGAAGACTTCAATATGTATTTGCGGATGAACAATGTCATCTACGATTTGCTGAAGGAAGCCAAAGTGGACGTATTCAGCGTGTCGGGGTTGCGCGAAGTGTTGATGAGCACCGGCGGCCAGCAGCAGATCTTGCAGCGCATCGCGACGGTTCAGCAGGCGAAGAATATGAACAATTCGCTTCTGTTGGATAAAGAGGACGAATATTCGCAGAAGCAAATCAGCTTCGCGGGCCTAGCGGAAATGAAAAAGGAAATTCGCATGGCGATCGCGGCGGCCGTCAAGATGCCCATCAGCAAGATCTTTGGCGTGGGCGCGAGCGGGTTTAGTTCGGGAGAGGATGATCTGGAAAATTACAACTCCATGGTACAATCCACCGTCCGCGCGCGCATCCGTAAACCTATCCGTCAAGTGTTGGATCTGGTGATGCGGTTCAAGTGGGGACAGAAGCTGGAAGAATATTCGATCCACTTCAAGCCGTTGCGCGTGATGAGCGCTAAGGACGAGGAGGATATCAAGGAAAAGAAATTTAACCGCGTAACGGCGGGGTACGATCGGGCGTTGGTGAGCAGCCAGGAGTGGGGCGACGAGTGCCATACGGAGCATTTGATCACCGTGGAAACGTCCGCCGCTCAAGGCAAAGTGGAAGAGTTTCCGGAAGCACCGGTAGGATCCGCGCCGGAAGTGGATGAAGGCGAGGACGATAAGGGCAGCAAATCAAAGAGTAAAAAGGAGAAATAATCATGGAAGACCTCAAAGAGAAAGAACCCAAGACGTTGGCGACATTGATCCTCACGCTGGATATCGAAACGAAGGATTTTCGCATCGTAGGAAACGTGGTCGGAAATAAAGAAGCAACGGTCGGGATGCTCATTCAGGCTCTTCACTTGATTTATAACGAGGCTAATGCGCCGCAGCACATTCATTCGCATTGAAACTATTACCCCCTCAACCTCTGCGTGACCAGTATTGGCTCGATGTCGAATCGCAAATCAAAACGATCTTCTATGAGATCGTCTTTGCGCCGATCATGGAGATCATCCGAAAGACCACGCCCCAGGCGGCCCATCTTAAGGAAATCTACAACGCGGGCGGAAATCTCACCTCCTTATTGGTGGCGATACGGAGCGGCCGCGTGCAGTACCTGGATGGAGTCTTTGCGGGAGACTTTAGCGTGGGTATCTCCAAAGACCTTAGAGCCATTGGCGCCACCTTTGATCTGCGAACCAAGACCTACAAAATGCCCGTGGCGGCCGTACCGGAATTTGTCAGGGCGGAAGCAGCCCTCTATCAATCCATAGCGAAAGCGGCACACGAAGAGATGATTCGCCGGCTGAATGAGGTCGAATTGCAGTTGGCGCAAGCCGGCGGCCTGCCTGATATCGATGCCGAATCCACCATCCGATCGATCGAAAAAGGCTGGCAGAAGTCCGCGAAATTATTGGAGGTCCAACCGCGATTAAGTCCACAGGCCACGGAAGCGCTGGCGGCGGATTACAATAAAAATCTGAAGCTGTATATTCAAAATTTCAGTCAGCAATCGGTGAAGGTTCTGCGGGAGACGGTGGAAGCCAATGCCATGGAAGGGTATCGATTTGATAAATTAACGGAAGAGATTCGCCATCGGTACGGCGTGACCGCGAACAAAGCGAAGTTTTTGGCGCGTCAAGAGACCGGATTATTCATGGCCAAATATAGAAAGCAGCGCTTCGAGCAAGCCGGAGTGCGGAAATATAAATGGAGCACAGCGCATGACGAAAGAGTTCGAGACTCTCATAAGCACCTGGATGGACGCGTATTTTCCTACGACCAGCCTCCAATCACCGATAGAGCAACCGGCGCGAAGAACAATCCTGGCGAGGATTTCAACTGCCGTTGTTTGGATATCCCGCTCCTTGAAGTAGACCCCGCGTATGCTTAGGGCTTGCATTTCATTATTAAATACTGTAGAAATGGAACGGACATGAGCGGAAAGACCGTGATCGCGAAACCAGTACCCGTCAGCACGCTTGGTCCTGCGGTAACGGTTCATCAAGGAACGACCATCTATTCCAACCTTGCAGTACCCTCCGTAAAAGCGCAGCCCGGATCAGGCGGATTACCGCTACCCATGGTGACGGCCCCCTTAACGATCGGAGGATCAGCGTACGATCCCAACGGGAATCCGGCGGCGTTTTATGCCGTGCGGAATAATCGCCTTCTGGGGCCGTATCCTGAATTGCGCGTCGCGAAAGATGCGATCAACTGGATCGTGCAGCGCGAATTGGAACTCGGCGTAGATATATGACGGCCACCCTCGAACGCGCCCAAGAATTCATTGAAAATAGCGCGGTGGACGGATGGCCCTCCACCGTGGACATGAAAGTCATCCTGCCTGGGCTTGTACGATATTCCGATCTCAAAAACGCGGCGGGCGAACTCACCTCCGGCGATGTGTTGGTAACCAAAGAAGCATTGGACCGAATGGCCAATTCCTTGGAAGGCAAACCCATCGTGAATTGGGATCATAGGCGCGTATCGCCGGACGATTTCCGAAAAGGAAAAGCGCAGGGCATCATCGTGGGGCCTGCGGTATTCAATTCGAAGGATGGATGGTATCACGCCAAGGGGTACGTTTGGGATGAACCCACGCGGAAGAATATTGAACGCGGCTACTCAATTTCCTGCGCCTATACGGTGGACGAGTGGGGTGATGGACCCGGCACATTGAACCAAGTGCCGTACATGCAGGAAGTAAAGAACGGGACGTATACGCATATCGCGGTAGTGCCGGTGCCCCGGTACGAAGGCGCGAGGATCGAAATATTAAACTCACAAGGAGGCCGTATGGGATTGCTCAGCTTATTTCGTAAGGATAAACCGGAAGAGAAAATCGACGTCCCGATGGAAACGGAATTGACGCTGGAGAACGGCGCCAAAACCACGCTGGGCGAATTGGTCAAGATGCGCGAGGAGCGCGAGACCAAGGAGCGCGAAAATTTGAACGCCCTGAGCGACGACCGGACCTTTGAGATTAACGGAAAAAAGGTCACGCTTCGCGAACTCAAGAACGAAGCCTCCGTCAAGATGATGAACGCGGAGGATAAGGAAAAAGAGCGGATGGACGATGAACATAAGAACTCGAAACATCCCTCTGTCCCCATGAAGAATTGTGCCATGTGCAACGCGGCCGCCGAAGAGGAAAAGAAAAAGAAGGACGAAGAAGAGAAGAAAAATTCCATGGCGGCGGAAGAGAAGAACAAGCGCGAGGCACAGGAACTGAAAAATGCCGAGGAACGGAAGGCCAAAGAGGAAGCGGAGAAGAACGGCCGCGACCTTGACGAGCGCCGTAACGCCGGCGGTAAAGTGGAAATGCCCAAGATCGAGTCCATCAACGATAGGATGGCCGAGGGCGAGAAACGGTACGGTATTCTTCCGGCAGCCGGCAAGAAATAATCTAACTCGAAAAGGAGACCATCATGGGCCAGAACCTCAATATTAACCAGCAGGAAATTCTTCCAGTCCCAGGGGAGATCGATATCCAAACGATGCAGAATGGATATTTCACCGCGGTCGTGGACACCTCGCAGGCGACCGCATTGAAAGCGGGTCAGTTCGTGAAGTTGTTGAGCACGAATACGGGACCGCTTCCGAAAGTGGTAGCGGCCGCACAGGGTGACGTTGCCATCGGAATGGTCGCGTTTATCGCCAAGGATTCGAGCTTCAATGCGGGCGATAAAATCGAAATTACCTTCTTTGGCGGCTTGGTCGTTTGGCAGCAAGCGACGGCCGTGGCCATCGTTCCTCAGGCCCAGTTGGAAAGTGACGCGACGGGACTGTTGGTTCAAGCCAATACGTCGAACCAAGTCCGTGGCGTCGCCTTGGATTATTTCCCGGCGTCCGGCATGGGCCGTATGATTCAACAGGGAATCTTGAGCGCACACTAAGCGAAATAGAAAAGGAGATATCACGATGACCCCAGAACAACTTATCCTGTCGGAGTTGAAAAACTCCGTCCCGGTCCAGTGGACACCCGGCATGACGTTGTCCAATAACCCGACCAATGGCGCGATTGATTCGTCCACGTTGGGTTATCAGTACACCATTCAGACCACGACACAGATCCGCGCCGAAACGGTCAAGCAGAAGTTCTACGAAATTCCTTTCGCCACCTATGTCCCTGTTATTCCTGGGGAAGCGGCGTGGATGGAAACGATCAAGACGAATCTCGTCTATCAGATCGGCGGAAATTTCGAGCAGGGCATCGTGAACACCGGATCGAACCAACAGAAGTTTGCGAAGGTTCAGGTCGGGACGGCGCCGGTGACCCAAACCGTGGCGTTGTGGGCGAAGTCGTACGATTACAGCGTCTTTGAAGTCAATAAGGCGCTGGCCCTCAACAACTGGGACGTGGTGAGCGGGAAACTGGAAGCGCTCAAAACCGAGTGGGATCTGGGAATTCAGAAGTGCTCTTTCCTGGGGTTACTTTCGGATCAGACGAACTTCCCCGGGCTTTTGTCTCAGCCTAATGTGAACATCAATCTCTCGGTGATCACGAAGAACATCAGCACGTTCGCGAACTCTGGGGCGGACTTCCAGACGTTTGTGGGCGCGGTGATGGCGGCGTATTTTGCGAACAGCAATAATACGGTGATGCCTGATCATCTGGGAATCCCGATCGATGACTACCTCGGTCTGGCGGTGTTCATTAACCCGGCGTTCCCTCTGGCCGGCAGCATGATCATTGACGGGCTGGAAAACGCCTTCAAGAAGATCACGGGCAATCCGAACTTCGTCATCTACGGCGTGCTGTATGCCAAGATGACGGTAAACGCGGGCTATTGGACGACCAATGGAACGCAGAGGTACGTGCTTTATCGGAAAGATCCGAAGTCGGTGCGGATGGATCTGCCGATGGATTTCGTACTGGCGGCGCCGGTACCGGTGGGGCCTGTCACGTTTGAGGGTCTTGGGTACGGGCAGTTCACCGGAGTCATTGCCTTCCGGCCTGCCGAAATGCTCTATTTCGATCACACCTGATTTAGCGGGCCGGTGGCCCCGCGCCCCCCAGGGACGGGGCTGCCGGTTCGTATTAACGTAAAGAGGAG